CATAGATGACCCAGCCACCCTCGACCTTTTGCACAACTTGGTTGCCATAGGCTTTGCCCCAGTTGGCGTTCTCGATCTTGCCGTCAGCTACTGCCAACACAGGTGTGCCGGTGGGTACTGCAAAGTCAACGCCTGTGTGGTAGCCCTTGGACCACATCTTGCCTGGCTTTTTGTAGGCAGTTGTTATCTTGCCGTTTTTAATTGGTAAGGCCATTACTCTGCCACATCCGATTCAGGTGCTACAAAATTTGTGCCGTCCCATGAATAACCAATGCCTGCGTAAACACCGCGAAAATTGTTGTTATAGGAACATTCAAGCCATGTGCCATCAAGTCCAAGTGATGCAATAAACTCTTGACCTATTGGCTCGCTTGCTGGAAAGTCTAAATTGCCAAGAGTTTCGTTACTGATAACAATTACTTCGGTTACGATTCCGTTTTCTATCTTTGCAAAATGTGCCATTATGCCAACACCCTTATAACTACTAAACCTGAACCACCATTGCCTGATGTCGCGCCGTCATAAAGACCGCCACCACCGCCACCAGTATTTGCAGTTCCATTTGTTGCGTTGCCAGCAGTAGATGCTCCTGTGCCACCACCACCAGTTCCACCTGCGCCACCGCCACCGCCACCGCCACCGCCACCGCCAGCACGCGTTACGGATGTGCCAGTGATTGTAGAAGCAATACCGTTGCCACCTGCGCCACCGCCACTTGCTCCTGCGGAGCCAACTTGACCAGCACCGCCACCGCCACCAGTTCCCGAAGCACCAGTAGAAGCACCACCTGCAAAGCCTTGATTTGCAGTTCCAGCACCACCTGCTCCTAACGCATTACCACCGCCACCGCCAGAACCACCTGTATTACCAGCAAGAGTTGAGTTGCCACCTTTACCGCCACCAGTTGATGTAACCGTTGATAAAATAGAATTGGAACCATTTGCTCCACTAGTACCCCCAGCACCGCCAGCTCCTACGGTAATCGTATAAGTACCTGATGCAAGGCTTAAAAATTGTTCAGCATAAGGCTCATTTCCACCAGAATTACCCGCATTTGTTCTGTAACCACCAGCACCGCCACCGCCGGAACGCGCACTACCGCCACCGCCACCGCCAGCAATTACCAAAAAATCAACCAATCCAGTTTTGGTTGTGGTTATTGAACCAGATCCTGTAAACGAATAGGTCTTGTAATTAATTCCGCCACTTGTATAAGTATTAGTTGTGGGACTGCCCGTAGTGCCAGAAATCGCACTATCGCTTAAAAGGGCAGCCCCGCCAGCAAAAGGGATTATTGTCCAAGCATTAGAAGCTGTGCGGATAATCGATGCACTGCCGTATTGTCCGATTGTTGCTGATGAATTGGTTACCGTAACACCTGCGCCACCAGCAATGGTAACTGCGCCTACGCCGTAGTTGGCAACTGTGAGAGTTGCGCCAGTAGTCCAAACAACACTTGCTTGTGGTGGGATCGTAAAGGTCACCGCCGATGCGTTGTTGGATGTGGTCACCTTAGCCGCATCAAGCAGCACAAAAGTATAACTTGTGCCTGTTTGTGTGTTGTATGTAGGTATCGCCACAGCAGCATCAAAGCCATCGGCGACAGCCTCAATCGCAAGCGCGCCATCCTTAACATAATCAGTGCTTGTGGGATAAGTAACCCCAAAGTATTGAGTAGTACCAGCCATTATAGATCCATCCATTCCTCTGTAATAGGAGTATAACTTGCCCAAGTAACAGTAGGTGCGATTTGCAACCATACTTTATGTGGGTATGTCTCGGACAAGGCCGAGCAAACTAAGGTGAGTTCAGCCGTGTAGCGGTCAATCTGCCATTTCATGCCCTCAACGAAACCATCAAAGGTTGTGCCAAATACTGCTGGCAGTTCTTGTGTGTAAATAGCCGAGCCGACTTTCATTGAAATTAAAGCATCACGAGTAGCGTTGCCAACCGTTGGGCTGTGCATTGGGATGGTCAATTCCTCTGGGTAAGTCCTAGGAAATGCCCGGGACTCTAAAAATGCTGTGGCTTGAATTTCGGCATCTGCACCATTGTGCAGGGTTGTTGATCTAGTTCCTGCTAGTTGGCCAAAGGATTGCTGGCTTGTGTAATCAGCTGCATAAGCCTCGCCACCATTGTTATAGGTGACCGTGACATCATTGACGATTTCTGACCATTGGGCGGCCTGCCGCAGTCCAGCAGCTAGTAGATCATCGGCTGTCAACGTCAAAGGCACATAGACAGACCTAGCCCCATAAGAGTCGTAATGCAATGAACCGTCAGGGGCTTCAAAGAGAAATCCTCTACCCGATTGAGCCGCCGACTGAACCAATGCCAAAGCATCTGTCAAACCACCCGAGTAAGCCGCCAATTCGTATGTGCCTGGTGTATCAATGTCGGCTATTAAATTATTAACCAAGGTTATGTTTGATCCATCCCAGTTGGCCCATGTGGCAATGTTGCTCACAGCTGACCAAGTTAAGTCTGCTGGAATCTCTGACCAGTCTTGCAAGAATACATCTGACAGAATGTTTAAGACACGAGTGCCGTCAAACTCTTTGGCGTAGCCAACAGCACCAGTAGTGTGCTTATTAACCAAAGCCAAAGGCCCAACGGCTGTGATGTTGTAAATGGCTATTGAGCCATCACTGCCGTAAGCATCTAGGGTTATGTCTAGATCTGAAATTATGCCGGTGTAAATGGTTTGGTAGGCATTGGTTGAGTCTTTAATTTGAATCTCGACACTATCCGACAGGTTTACATTTAGGGCAGTATCGGCATCAGTCCACAAACGCACATTGGCTATGCCGGGATTTGCTTGCTCGTAAATGTCGCGGCGGCCAAGGCTTATTGCAATGTTGCTGATCGTGTTATCTGCATACTCATTGACCCCAGCAAAAATGACTTTTGGGTATGGGGTGTATTCGGTCACAATGTAGCCCCGACCAGGTTAATTGGGCCAGTGCGCCTTGCGCTGTTTTGCAGCAGCTTCTCGATCGATCGGCGAGCAGACTCTGCATCAACAATGCCATTTAGGTTGATCGTCACATTTTGACCGCTTCCGGCATCAGGGCGAACCGATCCCGATCCGCTAGGGACAAATAGTTCAGGGCCAAACTCGCCAACACGGTATGCCTGCCCACCCATTACTGAACCGCCAGATGCTCTTGCCTTTGGTCTTGGCGTGAATCCTGCCTCTGGTAGGTTTATATTAAGTGGATTTTGAATAAATCGTAATGCTGGTAAAGCCGCTTGGTAAGCGTTTGAAATAGCGTTGATTGCATTTGCAACCGTTTCTAATGATGCTGCAATTCGTTCCATCATACTCGCTGCGCCTGGGCCACCGTCTGTAACGGTTGAGAATAGATTGCCAAAAGCATCGGTAACTGCTCTAAGTGCGCCGCCTAAACTAAATGCGCCATCGCCCTCAAAGTTTCCAGCTAATTCCCTAGCACGATTGCTCAATCCCTCTGGATCCTCGCCACTAAATCCTTTGGCAACTTTGTTAACTTCCTCTAACAATGTTTTCATGGTTGGCAGTAATGCCACACCGATTGACTCTTTGAGTTCGCCTACGCGCTCTGTGACGATGGCCAATTGACCTGCATAGGTTTCGGTGTTGGCCTTAGCTGCGCCACCGAATAGCCTTACAAGTTCATCTTGGACTACGTTAAAATCCTTGGTTTTCTTGATGTTTTCATCAAGTGGAATCCCCAACTTTGTAAGTGCGCCAATGTTGCCGTTGTAAGCCTTGGCAAGGGTAAGGGATACAGTTTCAAGATCGCGGCCAGTAGATGCCGAAATGTCTAAGGCAAGGTTGGTTAGTTCTTGTGCCTTACCAACATCGCTAGTGGCTCGGGCTAGGTTTGCCAGTGCCGGGCGCAACTTGGTATCGGCTACGCCAAAGGCCAACTGTTGCTTGGTGATGTAAGCCTCGGTTGACTTGATCTGTGCATCGGTTGCATTAGTTGTGTTTTTTAAGGCTTCGGCAAGTTGCTTTTGTGATGCTTCATCCTCGACTGCGGCCTTTACACCATCGATGCCGATCTTGACTGCATAAGCGGCGGCAGCTGCGCCAGCGACTACAAAGGCGGCAGCCGCAATTTTGCCGTACTTTTTAAGTCCGCCAGCAAAACCCTTGGCATCGTTATCAGCCTGTGCCAGGCTACGGCCAAACTGGTCTACATCAGCGAGCAAGTTGAGTTTGAGTGTTCTTACATCAGCCATTGTTGTCATCCCACTTTTCTATTACTCGGCGATTGACAGCATCTTTCCAACGGCGTGTTAATTCTGGCTGGATTCGTTTAAGTGTTATGAAAATGCCATAGCCCTCGTTACCGCGACCTTGTGCAGGTGAGCGATCAGGAAAACGCCGACCACCATTCTCAAAAGGTGCTGGGCCACCAAACTCTGATCCAAACAAAACTTGGCCAGATACAGCGCCGCCACTAAATCGACCCTTGCTACCACCGATCGTGACGTTAGGGATGCGATCCTTGTTGGCTCGAATAGTTGCTGCCACCTTTTGGGCTTGTGCTGGCAATGGGTTCAAGTTGTAGCTGTTTTGCATCTCTGTGGCTGACCACTGGCTAATACTTGTCACGTCATCTTTAAGGGCTTTCTTTGCGCCCTCATCCATCTCACGAAATGCCTTGTAAAGTGATTTAAGATCCCGAGAGTCAGGGGTCATCTTGACGGTTACTTTGTCAGCCATGACCATTCCTCTCTTGTATCAGCGT